AGAGACCAAAAGGTCAAGTTACTGTTACTACAAAGCAAAACGAATACTTTGTTTATAACGAAAGAAACTTCCTTCCAGCTGGTGGTAATGCTGGACTTCCGCTAGACACTGGTGCTACTCAAGGTGTAAAGATATCCGTAGATTCTATTCTACATTGTACATCAGGTCTAATGGATAAGAATAATTCGTTTGTTTATTCTTACCTACAAAAAGCCATTCGTCCTCTTAACCAATTGAGAACACTTGAAGATGCAACAGTTATATATCGTATTTCCCGTGCTCCTGAACGTCGCATATTCTATATTGACGTTGGAAATCTTCCTAAGATAAAGGCAGAACAATATCTTAGAGAGATGATGGTTAAGCACAAGAACCGTCTAGTATATGATGCTACAACAGGTGAGGTACGTGACGATCGTAAGTATATGACAATGTTAGAAGATTATTGGCTTCCTCGTCGTGAAGGTAATCGTGGTACTGAAATTACTACACTACCTGCAGGTCAAAATCTTGGTGAATTAGCAGATGTTGAATACTTTCAACAAAAACTATTTCAATCATTAAATGTTCCTATCTCACGTTTAAAGGGATCTGAAGCCGGATTTAATTTAGGTCGTGCTGCAGAAATTACACGTGATGAAGTAAAATTTACTAAATTTGCTGGTCGTCTTAGAAAAAGATTTTCACAGCTGTTTATGAAGGCACTTGAAAAGCAATTAATCCTTAAAGGTATTGTTTCTGAACAAGATTGGCCAGAAATATCAAATGCTATTAACTTTGATTTTGCTATAGACAATCATTTTGAAGAATTTAAACAAGCTGAAGTTCTTCAGAATAGATTGCAAAATCTAAACAATGTACTTCCATATATTGGAAGATTCTATTCAGATCTTTGGGTACGTAAGAACGTTCTCATGCAGACTGAAGAAGAAATACAACAAATGATGGAAGAGATAGCTGAGGAAGGTAGTGTTCCAGTACCAGAAGATGATGGTAGCGGAGAACAACCTATACAAGCTAAACCAGGTACAGTTCCTAATATTGATGGAGCTGGTAGGTAATTGACTAGTTTTTATAAATAATTTATAGGATTTTTGGAGGCTATAATGAGTGATATTGAAGATGTTCTAGTTCATGCGTGGAATAAAGATGCTGTTAATTTAGCACCTGCTTTAGATGCAGTAATGTCATCTAAGGCTGCTGATGCTATTCAGGGAATGTATTCTTCTGTTGCAGCTTCATTGTTTGGACAACAAGCCCCAGTCGAGACAGAATCACAAGATGAAATTTCAACAGATCAAACACATGAGGAACCAGTAGATGTCAACTCAGAACAAAATTGATGAAATAGCTGAGCCACTCTCAAAGGGTGAAAAAGCTTTTAAAGCCTTACATGCAGTAAATCCTAACAAGAAGCTTGTTCCTGGAATTACTGATCAAGATCATGTGTTTAGCGGTGGTGAAAGAAAGCTTGATAAGCCAACTGCATCTCTTGAGATTTATAAGTCTGAGGATGAATCAGAAGAAGAATATGACAAGAATCTAAAAGCAAAATCTAAAGAAGAAAGCTTCTTTGCTTCAGTTCTTGGAAAAGTTCTAGGTGAAGCTGGAAAACAAAATTGGGATAAAGCTCACAGAGATGATCGTAATGAGCGTGAAGGTGCTAAGGTTGGAAGAAAAAGCATGAAGCCTTACAGACAACCTGGTGAAGAGTCAAAGTCAGAAAAAAGAGCTGGTTTATCTTCAATGCCTGGCTATAAGGAAGCTCTTGCTAAAAGAGGTCTTAAGGAAGCTGAAGATATTACTGACGAAGAACTAAATGAAGTTCTTTCAAAGAATGATTCTGCATCAAAGTGGATCCACGACTTTGTACATTCAGACAATCCAAAGTTCAAAGGTAAGTCAACTAAAGAACGTCAGAAGATGGCTTTAGGTGCTTACTATGCTGCACAAAAAGAAGAAGTTGAAATGGATGAAGCATTAGGTACTATGGCAAATATTAAAGCTGCTACAGAGTTTGGTAAGAATAGTGCTCAACGTATTGCTTCAATGGTTCGTAGCGAAAAGCAACGCAAAGCAGCAGAAAAGAAAGAAGTTAAAAAAGAAGTTAAAGAAGATGTAGATTATGACTATGAAGGTGAAATGGCAAAGACTGAGCTTCGTGCAATGTGCGACAAGGCTGACAAGCTTGCCAACATGCTTTCAGATGATCAACAACTTGAAGCATGGCTACAATCAAAGATCTCAAAAGCTAAAGACTACATCGATGCTGTATACGACTATATGGTATATCGTGATAAGCCATCAGTAGCGGCTGCTCCTGCTATGCCAACACAATCAGATACAATGGCTGGCACATACGGAACATTTTTAAATAGAATGGGGGAAGAAGTGGAAAAAGTTGAAGAAAAAATGACTAAATCAGAATTTGCTTCGCAAGCACATCCCCATGACAAAGCAACTTTTGCTGACAAACTAGCTTTGATCAAAAAGAAAAATCCAAAAGCTGATATTGAAGTAAAAACAGAAGAACTAGAATTAAAAAGTCCAGCTCTTATGAAGGCATTGAATAAAGTAATATGAACAACAATCAAGTAAGTAAAGACAATACTAAAAAGGTTGACCACGAAGGTATTCGTAGAGGTATTGTCCAAACTTACAAGGATCCTCATCCTAACGAAAAACATATTGCTAAAGCTGCTAAAAAAATTAACGATAAAATAACACACTTTAATAGTTCAAGTAAAGGTAGAGGTATAAAGAACATGCCAGAAGAAAAGCAAACTTTAAGTACTATTAAAGAAGTGTCTTCTAAATTGTTAGTTAGAGCAGCTAAATCTGCGTTAGACAAGTCAGAAAATATTAGACAATCTGCAAATCAAAAAGTAAAAGACATGTATAAGATGACTGATCAAGATACTAATACAATAGTCAAAGGTAAAGAAAAAGAAGCAGATAAATTATCTAAAGAAGTTAATGCTGATAGAGATATGTCTGATAAAAAAGCTAAACAAGCTAGATTCTTTGCACGTGCTGCTGCAAGAAGAGCTGTAAAGGAAGAAGCTGTTGAAGAAGGTATTGGAAAGACTTTGGCGGCTGGTGCTCTTGCATTAGGAATTGGTGCTGGTGTTGGTGCTGCAACTACTAAGGCATTTCCAGATAAGCCACTTCATTATCAAGTAAAAAAGATAGGTGACAAATATAACGTTTATCATAAGAACAATATTGGTGGTAAAATTCACTTCTCTTCCGACAGCGAAAGCAAGGCTAAAGATTGGATGAAGCAAAACGAAGAATTAGAATTAGATGAAGCAAAGCGTGGTCGTCCACCTAAGGTAGGTTCAAAAGCCTTTCTTGCTGCAAAATCTAAAGCACAATCCGGTGAAGGCGAAGAACAAGAAGCTGATAAGAATATTATCAATCAGATGAGAAAAAAGCCAGTTGCTGATCACCATACAATAACATTCAACAATGGTGAAAAAAAGCAAATACATGTTCAGCATGTAAACAAAGCATTATCTATGTTTGCTAATACTCCAAAACCAGCAGATAAAGAAAAGCTACAAAATAGTCTTTCTCATTCACATGATAGATTTATGGCTACTATTAAATCAGGTAAGCCAGTAGAAGATGCAGCTCGTCCTAAAGTTTCGCTTGGTAAGATGAAAGCTGAATCTGTTGATCCTGAAACAGCATCAGCAGACAGAAAAGCTAAAAAGCCATTTCTCAGAAGAGATAGTGAAGGCGTATTGAGAGTACATTCAAGAACTGGCGGTCCTTCTTCAAGAGATGTAGTAGATGCACAAGAAGCTATAACAATATATGATCCTAAAAAAGAAGAACAAGAAGAGAAGAAAGAAAAACACGAAAAGCATAAAGGCTTTAGTATTGATCTAACTTCTGATAGCAGAAAGAAATTGGCTGCTGATCCATTAGCTTCTTCTGAAAAAATAGATCTTCCTCCAACTTTAGGTAACGTTTCAGCTGGTGGTGAAGATACTACGTATGGAATGGGTAAATTTTCAGTTGCAGAGAATGAAACCCTAAATAATCTATATGTAGATTTATCAGAAGAAAATAGACAAGTTTTTAACAATTTAATCCTAACTGATGAAGGAAGAGAAAAACTTCTACAGTTTGCTAGAAATCAAGGGTACTAATAATGTCTTCAGTGTATAAGTTTTTAGGGACAGAAATAAGCATTTCATCTGCTAATACTGTTTCATTATCAAAGGTAGTAAGAATAGTAAACACTACAAATTCTATTACAGTTCTTACTGTTGCAAATACTACTGCAACTTATGGTAATACAACTGTAGCACCAAATGAGACATTAATTCTAGAAAAATCACCTACAGATACAGTAGCTGGATCTAGTTTGAGAGCTGCTCCAATTGCTTATAGGAACTAATTAAATGAAACTGATTACTGAAGTCAATGAAGAACTAAACTATATTGCAGAAGAAGGCTCAGAAGGCAAAAAGAATCTTTATATTGAAGGTATCTTTCTTCAAGGTGGTCTTGTAAATCGCAATGGCAGAATGTATGATCCTGATATTCTTAACAAAGAAGTAGAACGCTACACTAACGATGCTATTAATAACAATCGTGCATATGGCGAATTAGGACATCCATCAGGACCTTCAATCAACCTAGAACGCGTTTGTATGATGATTAAATCACTTAAGCGTGAAGGTAATAACTTCATTGGTAAAGCTAAAATTATGGAAACACCTTATGGACAGATTGTTAAAAATCTAATGTCAGAGGGTGCTAGATTGGGTGTTTCTTCCAGAGGGATGGGATCTCTTAAGGAAGTTAACGGTGTTAACATGGTACAGGATGACTTCTATCTTGCTACTGCAGCAGATATTGTAGCTGATCCTTCCGCTCCTGATGCTTATGTAAATGGCGTTATGGAAGGCGTAGAATGGATCTGGGATAATGGCCTGTTAAAAGCTACACAACCTAAAAAAGCAGAGGAAATTGCAAGAGTTGCTGAACAGCATGTAAAAGAAATTAAACAGACACCGAAAGCTGATTTGGCAGAAGCTAAGATCAGAGTTTTCAAACATTTCCTTTCGAAACTATAAAAAATATAAATAATTTATACAACTTTAAGGAGAAAATGATGAGTAACGAAACTAATCAGATTGACGATCAAGTAGAAGTTAGCGAAGCTGATGCTTCTTCTAACATGGCTACTATCGCCGCAAAGCCTACAGACGTTTCTCGTTCAGACCTTATTTCAAAGATGGTTGCTTATGCATCCAAGGCTGATAAGGGTGAACTAGCAAACTTCATTGCAAGCATTGGTTCAGCACCAGCTAACCCAAATGCAACAACACCAGATGAAGCAGATGCATCAGTCAAAGCTGCTGCAGGTGCAGTTGGTGATAATTCAGAAAAGAATAAAGGCACTATTAAATCATCTGGCAAGCCAGCTGATCCAATGCCACACGTAAAAGAAGATCTTGCTCTTCTTTTTGGTGACTCAGAAGACCTTTCAGAAGACTTCAGAGTTAAGGTAGAATCACTCTTCGAAGCTGCTGTTTCAACACGCTACAACATTCGTGCAGCAGAACTTGAAGAACAATATGAAGCAACTACTAAAGAACTTAACGAAAAGTACGAAGCTTCACTCATTGAATCTGTAGAAGAAATTAAAAACGAAATGGTTGAGAACATTGACAATTATCTCAACTATGCAGTTGCTGAATGGATTTCAGAAAACAAACTTGCTATCGAAAACAACATTAAGTCTGAGATTGCTGAGTCATTCATGACAAGTCTCAAGAGCGTTTTCGAGCAACATTATGTAAACATTCCAGATGACCAAGTAGACGTTGTTGAAGCAATGGCTGCTGAAGTAGAAGAACTCAAGGCTAAGGTAAACGAACTTACTGAAGAAAATATTGAGCTCTCAAAGACTGTTAGCGAGAAAGAAATTAAGGATATCGCTGATGAACTTTCAGAAGGAATGACTGATACTCAGAAGGAAAAGTTTGCAAAGCTTGCAGAAGCAGTTAGCTTTTCTGATGTAGAAGAATTTCGCAAGAAGGCTTCCGTAATTAAAGAAACATACTTCCCAAAGAATGGTGAAGTCAAAGTTGCACAGGATCAACTTCTTAGCGAAAGCGTAGAGGAGCCAGAAAAGGCACCTGCTATTGATCCAATGATGCAAATGTATGTTTCTTCGATTTCAAAAACCGCTAAAAAGTAAGTGATTATAAATAAATTAAGTAAACTCTAAAAGGAGACAAAGATGACAAGTTTTAATGAAGAAATGGTATCTAAGTGGAAGCCAGTGCTTGAACACCCTGAACTTCCAGCTATTAAGGACTCACACAAGAGACACGTAATTGCACAACTTCTTGAGAACACTGAGAAGTCAATGCGTGAATCAGGTGGTATGTCACCACAAGCACTTCTCGAAGTTGCTACTAACTCAGTAGGAACTGGTGGTTATACTGGCGCAGCATCAGCAACTGGTGGTGTAGCTGGTTACGATCCAATTCTTATCTCATTGATCCGTCGTGCAATGCCTAACCTCGTTGCATACGACATCTGCGGCGTACAGCCAATGACTGGACCAACTGGTCTTATCTTCGCAATGCGTTCACAATATGCTAACTCTTCAACAAGAGAAGGCCTAGGTGGATCAGGTGCTTCAGAAGCATTCTATGATGAAGCAAGAACTTCATTCTCAACTGTACGTTCAGGTGCTAACACAATCGGTAATGCACACACTGGAACAACTCCAGCACTTGGTGCAGATGCTTATAACTTTGCTGGTGGTGCAAACACAGCTACTGCTGAAGCTCTTGGCGTTGCTGCTGATTCATTCCCAGAAATGGCATTCACAATTGATAAGGTATCTGTAACTGCACAATCACGTGCATTGAAGGCAGAATACACTATTGAACTTGCTCAAGATCTTAAGGCAGTTCATGGTCTTGACGCTGAAACAGAACTTGCTAACATTCTTCAATCAGAAATTCTTGCTGAAATTAATCGTGAAGTAGTTCGTACAATCAACCTTTCAGCTGTACAGGGAGCTCAAAATAGCTCAACTACAACTGCAGGTATCTTCGACCTTGATACAGACTCAAACGGCCGTTGGTCAGTTGAAAAGTTCAAGGGCTTGATGTTCCACATGGAACGCGAAGCTAACAAGATTGCTAAAGACACACGTCGTGGCAAGGGTAACATCGTACTCTGCTCATCAGACGTAGCTTCAGCTCTTCAGATGGCAGGTGTTCTTGATTATACACCAGCTCTCAATTCAAACAATCTTCAGGTAGATGACACTGGTAACACTTTCGCAGGTGTTCTAAATGGTCGCTTCCGCGTTTACATTGACCCATATACAACTGGTAACTACATGACTATCGGTTACAAGGGTTCAAATGCATTCGATGCTGGCGTGTTCTATTGCCCATACGTACCACTTCAGATGGTTCGTGCAGTTGGTCAAGACACATTCCAACCAAAGATTGGATTCAAGACTCGTTACGGAATGGTTGCAAATCCATTTGCACGTTCAGTACAAGGTACTCCAGGAGCTGCAAACGATGGTTCAATCGTTGCTAACTCCAATGCTTATTATCGTAGAGTTATCGTTAATAACATTATGTAATAAGAGGCAGGATAAACCTGCTCATACTACAAAGGGGGCTTCGGCCCCCTTTTCTTTTACTTTTCAATAACGTAGCTATAAAACCTATCAGCAGTCTCAATAATATGTAATACGGTAAAATTCTTACCTTCACTATATTTCAATGCCTGCTCAATAGCCCATTGACGATTCCACACCTCATTTCTTGCATACCCATCAAGTCTCTCATCAAAGCTCTTCATCATCTCAAGCTGGATGTTATGAGCAGTTAAGTATGCTTGGTCTGATACAGGAAGTTCTTTAAGACGTTCTTCTAATACAGATACAGCAGTACGAAGGTGTCCTGTATCCTCTGGAAGATACTTAGACTTTAATACTTCAATTTCATTCTTTAAGATTTCTTCTACAATATTACTCATTCTGTTACAATCCTTTTCCATTGACCATCTTTACTCTTTAGCCAAAGATTACCATCTTCACCTACTGACATTGATACCTGTTTATCCGGATCATATTGAGGAAAGTTGCCAAGAGTCATAGAAGAACTATTTCCAAGATACATCATTGTACCGTCTTTCTTCTTAGCTCCCATTAGAGTCATTTTCACTGAATCTTCTAATGGTTCTCCTGTTGGCTTCTCCTTAGCAAATGCTTCAACCGCCATGATAGGTGCTAAAGCAATTGCTCCAAATAAACTACGTCTGTTCATACTGTAACTCCAATTTGTTGTAACCAATAATTTAAATCATTTTTAAAATGTGAAATATTTTCTTCATATTGATTTTCTGCATTTCTTTTAGCCTGCATGTATATTTTAGAAACATCAGAGATAGACTTCATTGCCATAATATCAACATCAATACGAGGATGAGATCTAAGATGTCTCATCTCACTCCTAATTCTTTCTTCAAAAAACTTATCTTTATTTTTAGTAAAGGTAGACAAATTTAATTTAGTAGATCGTACCATTTCATGTGGTGATATCACCTCTGGTGTATTTTGTAATTGATTGTAGCCACTAATAGATGTTTGAACAGTCTCAAAGTCTTGCTGTTTAGCAAGTTGACCTGCAAGAGTAGGAGCAATTCCTAAGAATCCTAACACACTACGTCTGTTCATTATCTAACTCTTTAATCAACTGACGAATAAACTTACGCCAATGTTCTTTTCCTTCTTCGCTGAGATGAGACATAATTTTTTCAAACTCATTAGTTAGTGATTTATCACCAATCTTATCCCCATACTTACCAGCAAATGACTTAGCAGATTCAGGCATAACACCGTATGCAGGCCATGTTCCATTCAATGCGCTTTCTGCAATATCTCCAACTATTGCCACCCAATAAGGAAGGTCAGTGATTTCTTTAGTCTTTGGAACTAAATTATCAATTGTTCTTAATGCGCCACGCAACCGCTCAATCTCGTCGGCGGCTTCATCTTTAATATACTTTATTGATCCATCAGCATTTATTTTTACTGTTGTGTCGCCATTACGCAACCGTTCAACAATGTCCATCACTCAATAATCTCCAGATGATCTTTCACCACTTTAAACTTAACAACATTGTAATCAGAAAAGCGATCGCCACCATACCTAAAATAATCTCGTCCGCCATCTACAAATGCTCCATTCTTACCTTCACGATAGTCATGACGGTAACGAGAATAAACTACTTCACCTTCTGCTTCAATACCAGAGAATACAACGTCTTTAACTGAAGGTAAACCATCAGTAATCATAAGAGAGTCACCGCTAAAATATACTGCAAAGTAATTAGATCCTCGAGGATGAGCCTTCTCTGTATAAAAGATTGCAGCAGGTCTGTTAGCCCAACCGCCATCTTTATACCTAAGATCAGTTTCTAGAACATACTTTGCATTATATTCCTTCTCAAATACTGGAATCATTTCTTCTTTAATAAAGGAACTCTTAGTATCAATCTTCACTTTCTTCTTCCTTCTTACGACGCTTCTTAGGTTTAGTTTCTACTACCAGAGTACCTTGATCAGTCTCAATTAGTATCTTATCCCAGCTAAAAGTAATCAACGGATTTTCTACGTAATTAGGTTCCTTAAAGTTAATCACCTTTTTGCGTCTATAGAACATTACTTTACTCCAACGATATGTTTACAGTTACGGCGAAATTGGAATGCATGGCATGTACAAGTCTTATAGTTACCATCCACTGTTACCGTATAAATGTCACCTTTAGATCCTGTCACTAATATCTCTTTTTTAGTTGGCTGAATCTTTTCTGCTACAAAAGGTGAGTTGTTAATTGATACAATTTGTTCCTGTGCAATAATCCTGAAAGGGAACTTCTTATTGCCAGTTGACAAAGCGATAGCAGGATAGTCGACCCATTTAGGAGTTGCAACAACCTCACCCTCAAATATATCAACCTTTGGCATATGTGAGTATGCTGGATTGTTAGCAAGAGCATTACGTACTTCTACAAGCATATAATATATCCTTATTTGATCCCTATGTGTCATTATACACAAAAGATAAAAAAGATCAACTTATTTTCCAAAGAACAACTCACGCATACCTTCCATTACAACCCAGTATGCTTGACGCTCTTTAATCGAGAATGTCTCTGTCCATTCTTCATGACTTTCTTTATAAATGCCATCCATATATTCAAGAGCCTCAAGAATACCTGAATCATGATCCATTGCAAATGTGCTAATAATTGAAGTGGCTTCTGCTTGCGTCATATTATTCTCCATTTTCATCCGACTTGCCAAACAACAACCTGATTCTCTAAATCTACTACATGACCCCATTCGTATTTTATAACAGAGTAACCAGATTTATAAAAAGCTTCACGAGCTTCTTCTAACGATTCATACATACCTATAAAATCTTCCCATCCACCACCAGGATAGTAATCTTGACCAGCAAACAATATAAACATTTCTTTTCTCCATTTCTGATGTTATTAATATCCGATATTTTAATAAAAAAAGCAACAAAAAAATTATTGTGTGTTTTCAAGGGGTTAGCTAACTCTTTGAAATTACAGGGTTTTTTTTCTGTTGACATTATTTTAAAAAAACCGTATATTAATAATATAGTGAATGAAAGGAAAAACACATGAGCAATACACGTATGGAAACCTCTGAAATTGTTGGGAAAATGGTCTCGGCTTTGACCAAGAAAAACAAGGATTATGCGATTGGTTATATGGAATCGTTTATCGTTGGATTAATTGAGAAATATGTTACAGATCCTAATAAATTACAAGATCTTCGTTTTGACATGCTTGCCAAAGGAATTGATGTACTGATTGACGTCAAAAAAATTGGTTGACATTATTTTGGCAATCTGCTATTATTATAATATGAGCAATGGAGATACAAATGCACGTCAATGATATTATGGAAATTGTAGATCACATTAATCGGATTATAACAATGGGTCAAGTCTTAAATTTTAAGGCAGAAGATTACGTTTCTGAATTACAAATGCTTGCAGATAATCTTGAATACGATGTTCAAGAGATGGATGGTTATTATAATCAGCTTGCACAAGCATACGAACAACATGATGATGCAATGGTGGTAGCAAATGGTTAATGTTCCTATTACAATCAATCTTAAATTGACTCCTGAAGCACATCATGCATTCAAGCATTGTTCGTTTAATGAATATTTGGTTGATGAGATTGCAGAACAGATGAGTGATGCTTTCAAATCAGTATGCTTCAATCGAGATGTGTCTGAACATATCATATCGTTAGCAAGGGATTTTGATATTCAGGCTTTGGAAATTATGGAAGACATGAAAAGGGAAACTGTATAATGGCTTGGTCAATCTTTAAGGATTCTTCATCTAGCAATGCTGATGAATGGTTGCCTAACTATGCAGCATGGTATTATGATTATGATGTCGATACCAACTTCGCTCCTAACCGTATTAAGTTTCTTCACGATGGTCCTGTAGAGATCTTCTATAAATGGTCTGGTCGTGAGTTTTCGAAAGTCGTTGAAGTTAAAAACGGTATGTTTGATAGAGATACCATTGAACAAGATATGTTAGATCTCATCAAGCAGACTGGCTACTGGGGTGTTTATGTAGAGATGTTTACCAAAGAAAAGGGTAAGATCTATGTTGGTGTTGGGAGCTAATCGTGCCTAATTGGTGTACTAATAATTTTACTGTATCTCATCAAGATCCTGAGATGTTAAAGAAGTTTACTCAAGCAGTAAATGATTGTAATCTTTTTCAGACATTTATTCCTATGCCTGAAGTGCTTAATGACACTACAACATCTCCTTATCGTGATAGTGATGTTACCTTAATTGAAAAGTATGGTCACGACAATTGGTATAGCTGGCGTGTTAGTAACTGGGGCACTAAGTGGGACATTTCTGCCAGTTCTGCATTTGAAGAAGGCAATGTAGTTAAAGGTAGCTTTCTTACAGCTTGGAGTCCTCCTATCGAAGCATACGACAAATTAACACAAATGGGTTTTGATCTCGAAGTTGTATACGACGAGGAAGGTGGTTCGTTTGTAGGTAAGTATGTTTCTGAGTATGGTGACACATACTACGATTTTCCAGATTTTGAAGATGAAAATTGGAGAGACTCATTTGAAGATGAAGACATTTTACAACTTCTTGAAAGCCATTATGAAGGTTGGTTGGAGTTTAAGGATTGGGAAGAACAGGAAAGCAAATGAAGGTACTGCTACCACTTAACGAAAACAACTACACAGATTTTAATCTTGTTGGCAAGACTTTAGTTTGTAAGCGTGGTATGTTTGAAGTAGAAAATAAAACAATCAAGATGCAAATGGGTGTTGATCAAAAAGTATTAATGGTAGACAATCAAGTTGTTGGTGTATTTTTGCACAACAATAAAGAAGTGTATCTTATATCAGAGGTTTAATATGGAAGACTTTCTAAAACTAATTGCTGGCATTTTGTTTATAGTTTTGCTATTAGCAATTGCTGGTTTTCTAAACATCTGGGCTTTGAACACTTTGTTTCCAGTATTGAACATTCCATTTAACTTCTATACATGGATCGCTTCCATTATTCTTTTTGGTAGCCTTACACAAATTAAAAATAGGAAAGACTAATATGCTTACTGATCTCAAGGCTTGCTACTCACCCCAGGATTTAATCTTCATTGTTTCATTATTCATCATGACGATGATCTCTATAGCTGCATTTGTAGTTCTAATGTCTCATGCTATTCGTGGTGCTATCGGAGAAGTTAGGGATATTAAGGACCGTCGAAATCAAGAGTCATAAATACTCAATAAGGAGTATTAGATGGCTCAAATAAACGAACAACCTGCAAACATCAATTTCTTATCACCGTTAGGGTTTAGGTTCAAGCTTAAGCGTGCACCTAACCTTAACTTTTTTGTAACTGATGTAAATCTACCTCAGATATCGTTAAATACTGTTGAACTACCAACACCATTTAAAGTAGTTAGCTTGCCTGGAAGTAAGTTAGACTATGGTGATTTCAATCTTACGTTCAAGATGGACGAAGATATGTCAACATATTTTGAAATATACAATTGGTTAATTGCAATTGGATTTCCTGAAAATTTCAATCAATATAAAGGCCTCAAGGCTGCTCAGAAGGGCACGCCTAATCAATTAGTATCTGATGCAACATTAACTATAATGACTAGTGATATGGTTCCTAACATTGAAGTTACGTTTGAAGATTTGTTTCCTACCTCTATTGATCAAATTAACTTTACTACATCAGACACTGATGTTAATTATATTTCAGCTTCCGTATCATTTAAATATAAAATATTCCATGTGAAGAAAGTCTAATTTTTGTTATGAAACTTGATGAAATTTTGGATATGTGGTCGGCAGACTGTAATGTCGACCGTACTGAGTTGGGTGAAGAGGCTCTCAAGATACCTAAACTACACAGCAAGTATCTTAGACACTACTCAGAAGAAAGACTCTTACTTCGTAAACTAGAAGAAGAAAAAAGAGAGCTTCTTAAAACCAAACATGATTACTATAGAGGTGTGTTACCTGAAGAGGATCTCAAAGCTAATGGTTGGGAACCTTTTCAATATAATGTTCTTAAGTCAGACATCCCAATGCATATAGATGCTGACCAAGATATTATCAAGATGAACTTAAGGATTGCTATGCAGAATGAAAAAGTAGATACATTAGAATCTATTATCAAGTCTGTTAGTAATAGAGGTTTTCTTATTAAGAGTGCAATTGAGTTTGAGAAATTTAAAGTAGGTGCGTGATAAAATAATTCTTAGTAAGGTTAACGAAGTATACTTAAAAGTAAACAGTGAACCTTCTGTTGTACAAGAACTATCAGATCATCTAACGTTTATGGTACCAGGTGCAAAGTTTTCACCTGCATACAAAAATAAATTCTGGGATGGTAAGATTAGATTATTGAACTCTTTGACTGGCCTTACGTATGCAGGGTTGGTCAAGGAGATTTCTGAGTTTGCATCAGTACGCAACTATGATATAGAGATCGATCCACAACTACAGTCTGGTGATTTGTTAGATGATAGTGAGCTCGATCAACACATCTCAAATCTTAGTAAAATATCTCCCCGTGATTATCAAAGACTTGCTTTCAATATAGCTATAACATCTGATAGAGCAATCTTCTTATCACCTACTGCTTCTGGTAAATCTCTTATCATTTATCTGATTGCATGCTATTATCTTTCTATTCTTAGAAAACAAAGAGTGTTGGTTATCGTTCCTACTGTATCTCTTGTTCTTCAGATGAAGAAAGACTTTGAAGAGTATGCAGGTAAGTCTCTCGACATTCATTCTATTACAGCAGGTGTTGATAAAGTAACTACATCGCCTGTAGTTGTATCTACATGGCAATCGATCTATAAAATGCCTAAGGATTGGTTTAAGCAATTTGGATGTGTGATAGGAGATGAGGTTCATTTATTCAAAGCTACTTCTCTTAAATCTATTATGGAAAAGCTAGTTGATTGTAAATACCGTTTTGGTTTTACAGGAACGCTGGATGGTTCTCTTACTAATAGAATAACTCTTGAAGGATTGTTTGGTTCAGTCAAACAGGTTACCACTTCTACTGAACTAATGAATCAAGGTCACATTGCTGAGTTAAAAATTAAAGCTCTCGTACTTCAGCATGATAAAGATACAAGAAAGCTATCTAGAAAATTTACATATCACGATGAAATAGATTTTATTGTAAGACATGAAAAAAGAAATAAGTTTATACGTAATCTAACTTTATCATTGGATGGTAATACTCTTGTGTTGTTTCAATTTGTTGACAAGCACGGTAAAGTATTATATGATATGATGAAAGTTAAAACCCCAGATCGTAAGATATTTTTTGTCTACGGAGGAGTGGAAGGCGATGACAGAGAAAGAATTAGAGGAATTGTCGAAACAGAATCCAATGCTATTATTGTGGCAAGCTATGGCACCTTTTCAACTGGCATCAACATTCGTAATCTACACAGTGTTGTTCTTGCTAGTCCTTCTAAGTCTCGTGTTAGAATTCTTCAGTCCATTGGCCGCGGACTGAGAAAAGGTGATAGCAAAGATACGATGACTTTATATGATATTGCTGATGATATGAGAGTTGGTACTCATACTAACTTTACTCTGCAACATTTTATGGAGAGGATAAATATCTATAGCAGTGAAGGTTTTGAATTCAAAATCTTCAATACGGAGATCTAAATGGAAAAAATTATTCTCCTTACAGTACCAGGTTGTCAACCTATCATTGGTACCGTTATTAAAGAAGACGAAGAATATATCAACGTACAGTATCCTGTAATGCTCTACAACGAAGAGTCATACTTAATTACTATTCCGTTTGCTCCATTTGCAAAAGGTGGTTTAGTTGCATTCAACAAAAATAACGTTATTTGTGTTGCAGCAGTAGAAGATGAAGTCAAGGAATTCTACAAAGGGATTGCCTCTGAGATGAAGGACAGTAAGGTTACTTTCAAAAAACCTTCCGAATCTAAAAAGCAAGAAGTGGTTATTAAACCAAAACACTTGCATTAATTTACATTTTATCATACAATAATTTAAATTTTAAATAGGTATACCATGGCAGCTGCAGCAAAAAACAGTAAGCATTACATCGACAACAAAAAATTCTATACAGCACTTTTACATCACAAGCAGGCTGTCACTGCAGCACGAGCTGAAGGAAAGGAAGATCCTCGAATACCTTCCTACATAGGTGAATGTCTTTATAAGATTGCCACACGTTTGTCACTAAAGCCAAACTTTATTAGTTACACATACAGAGATGAAATGATATCTGATGGGTTGGAAAATTGTATTAATTATTTAAACAATTTTGATCCAGAAAAGTCCGACAATCCATTTGCTTACTTTACACAAATTATTTGGTTTGCTTTTATTAGACGAATTGATAAAGAGAAAAAACATTTGTACATTAAACAAAAAACGTTGGAAAATTTTTACTTTGAGGGTATGTTAGCAGAACAAGCATTTGATGAAGACAAGTCTGTGACAGTTAATCTTGACAATGAGTATATGAAGGGGCTTGTAGAGTCTTACGATAAAAAACAACTAGAAAAACAAAAGAAGAGTAAGTCGAGACGCCAAGGAGTGGAGAAGTTCTATGAAGAATGAAAAATTACATCTCATACCACAAGTTGTTATTGATTGCGCACAAGGTTTGTCTGTAACTAAACAAGACAATCTACGTCTTAATTACATTATTAGACTAGAAGCTATTCGTGACTTTTGTGATCAAGCTATACGTAAGCATAATATGGAAGCTAATACTAACATATATAAACGTGGACGTGGTAGCAGAAATGTAGAGGCTACTAAGTGAAGATAGCATTAATAACTGATACGCATTGGGGAGTCAGAAATGACTCTCCAATTATGCATAACCAAATGAAGAAGTTTTTAGATGAAGTTTTCTTCCCTACACTCGATAGAGATGGCATTTCTACTGTTATTCATCTTGGGGATCTTGTTGATCGCCGCAAGTATATTAACTACGTAACAGCCAGACGTCTACGAGAAGACTTTTTAAAACCATTACAGCAACGAGACATTGATACTTTTATCATTGCTGGTAACCATGATACATATTATAAAAATACCAATTCTATTAATAGTCTAAGAGAACTGGTAGATGGTAAATTTAATAATGTTACAATTTATGATGAAGCACCTGGTGAATTAATTCTTAAACATATTTCCACAACTCCAGGTCCTACAATGGGTAATATCACATATGCAAAATTATTTGTTATGCCATGGATATGTGATACTAATAGAGCTGAGACACTTAAAGCAATTGAAGAAACTACAGCACCAATTGCATTAGGACATCTAGAGTTAGCTGGTTATGAAATGTATAGAGGACACGTAAGTGATCATGGTGACGATCCTAAGATCTTTGATAAATTCGATCTCGTACTTAGTGGGCATTATCATACTCGTTCCAATAGGGGTAATATCCATTATCTGGGCACTCCTTGCCAGTACATATGGAGTGATTATGCTGATGCTAAAGGGTTTCATATCCTCGACACAGAAACAAGATCGTTAGAGTTTATTGCTAACCCCAATCAAATCTTCCATAAGTTTTTTTATGATGATCTAAACAAGAACATGGATGAAGTGTTGGTGTTTGATGCAGAACAATATAAAGATTGTTATGTTAAGATTGTTATTAAGAACAAAACAAATCCATACTGGTTTGATCTTGTTATCGAAAGACTAGAAAAGTCTGGAGCAGCAGATCTTCAAGTTGTGGAAGATCATTTCCATTTAGATTTGGAAGAAGACTCTGACATTGTCAATGAAGCAGAAGATACAATGAGTATTGTACGTAAATATATTTCTACAATGGGTATCAATACTGATAAGAAGAGAGTAGAAAATATTATTCAGAATCTTTATATCGAGGCTCATGATATTATATGAAGATTATACATATCAATCGTAACATCATACAAAAAAATGCTAAACGTGGGGAACAAGAACCAGTAGTTCGTGTTGAAGAAAAGGGTGTTGTTACATATTGCATGGAAGTAGATATTAAAGGACCATCTCGTATGGTATATCGTCCAGATAAGCCTAGACCTTGTGGTGCTAAGCTATGGATTGAAACTGATGCAGAAGTTGAAATGATTGGTGTAAAGAAAACTGCATAATGGGTAAGAAAGGTACAGGAGGTTGGGTTAGAAGAACTAGGAGTGGTAATACTACTACGACTTATAATTCTTCTAAAGGTACTACTAGATCATACTCTATGGGTACTAAAGGCAATAGAATAACCACATCACTTCTTCCTAATGGCAAGACAAGACGTACCACAACTATAACAATGGGTGGTATGACTAAAAGAGAAACGCAGACCTGGGGTGGTACTAAGAGACAGAAAAAGTTTCGATTCCGTAAAGGAAAATCGTTGAGCTTTTCTGAATTCTTCTATACTATAATATTCTTCTTTATTATATTGGTGTTGTTTAGTAAATGATATTCTTTAAAAAAATTCGTTGGAAGAACTTTCTATCTACTGGTAATTCATTCACAGAAATTGATTTCAGTAAGAATAATACAACGTTGATAGTTGGTGAGAATGGAGCAGGCAAGTCAACTATGCTTGATGCTCTTTCTTTTGTTTTGTACAACAAACCTTTTCGTAAGGTTAACAAACCACAACTACTTAATTCTATCAACAAGAAAGATCTTGTTGTAGAGATTGAATTTGATATTGGTAGTAACAAGTATAAAGTTGTTCGTGGTCTCAAACCATCTGTGTTTGAAGTATATATGAATAACAATTTAATTAATCAGGATGCAGAGACTAAAGATTATCAAGAAGTTTTGGAAAAGCAGATACTGAAGCTTAACCATAAATCGTTTTGTCAAGTAGTAGTACTCGGGTCAGCTTCGTTTGTTCCATTCATGCAGCTATCAGCGCAAAACAGACGAGATGTGATTGAGGATCTCCTTGACATACAAATCTTCTCTACTATGAATAGTCTTCTCAAAGAAAAGATTAGTGTCAACACTAATAAGATTATGGAAATAGAATACCAGTATGACTTAACTTCTGAGAAGATCAAGATGCAACATGAACATATTGTTGCAATGCAAAAGAATAGCGAAGAGCAGATAGAGAAACTCAAGAAGGATTTGAAAGAGTATACAGATTTCATTGAAAGAGAAAAAGATGCTATTGAAAGAATCGACGTTGAAATTTTATCACTCAAAGCCTCCATTGAGGATCAAGAACAAGTTAGTAAGAAACAAAAAAATCTACAAAAGTTGGAAGTACAACTGGGAGACAAAATTACCAAACTCCAGAATGACATCGAGTTCTTTACTTCACATGATAACTGCCCTACATGCAAGCAGGCAATTGATACTGAATTTAAATGCGAGACTGTTGATACAAAGCAGCTACAAATACAAGAAACCCAAGAAGGTATTGAAAAACTCAAAGAAGAAATCAATATCATCCATGATAAAATACAATACATTGCTGATGTATCATCTCAAATATCATCTTTAAATATAGACAAGATAACAAGAAGTAATTCTATTACAGGTCTTGTTCAGCAATGTAAGAAAGTTGCTAAGGAGATAAAAGAACTTCAGGATAAATCTGATGAGCTTGTTATCAATGATGACAAGATGAAGGAACTTGAAGAGTTACTTGAAAAGTATACTATCGAGAAGACTGATCTTCTTAAAGATAGAGATGCGTTTGGGGTTGCATCCATCATTCTTAAAGACAATGGTATCAAAGCAAGAATTATCAAACAATACATACCAGTAATTAACAAGTTGATTAACAAATATCTAGCTGCTATGGATTTCTTTGTCAACTTTGAGTTAGATGAAAACTTTAATGAAACAATCAAGTCAAGATTCAGAGACGAGTTCAGCTACGCGTCATTCTCAGAAGGAGAAAAGATGCGTATCAACCTCTCTGTATTGTTTACTTGGAGAGCGATTGCTAAGCTTAGGAATAGTGCTAGCACTAATCTACTTATTATGGATGAAGTCCTCGACGGTTCGTTGGATAGTAATGGCACTGATGAGTTCCTAAAGATCATTAGCACGTTGACTCAAGATACAAATACGTTTATCATTAGTCATAAAGTTGATACACTGTATGATAAATTTGCTAATGTACTTAAGTTTGAAAAACATAAAAATTTCAGTAGGATTGCAGCATGACAACAGAAGAAAAATTGAAGACCTACAAAGAAGGTTTTAGAGATGGTTTTGATGAAGGTTATAAACGTGGTAGAGCGGATGCTGATCTTTTGAATCCTTACATAAAGTTACCTCATCCAGCACCTATGGAAGACTGGACTTCGTGTCCTATTTGTGGTAGAAATGGAATCAGTGGTGTTGTGTGTAGTGTTCCTAATTGCCCTACTAAAGCAACTTCTATCGGCGTAGCAGGATCTTTCCATATTAACAAAACACCAGTAAGTGGCAATGGAGCAGCAGGAGTTTAATTATGAGTGATGATTTTGAAAAGAATTATAGATCATGGCATGGATATTGGTCATATGTCAAAAGTCTTTTACGTATAATTGGTTGTGCTTCTGTTATTTGGTTTGGGCATGATATAATATATCTTGCTGCCTGGTTTCTAGCAGCTGAGATCGTTGGTATTGTTGAGGAATGGGTATGAGTGACGATACAATTTTAAAATATCCTCATACAATGCTATCAACACCTTGTGATCTATTTGACTTTGCAAATCCTCCTGGTGATCCGAATGAATTAGCTGTTGGATTAATTCAAATAATGAATGATTATAAGGGTGTAGGATTGTCAGCCAATCAGGTTGGCGTTCCATTTCGTGTATTTGTTATGAGAAGCTCACCTGAGAATTTTGTTTGCTTCAATCCAAAAATTGTACACTATGGTGATGAAACAGAAACTCTCGAAGAGGGTTGTCTCTCTTTTCCAGGTGTAAATGTTAAGGTTAAGAGATCAAAGCATATCAGAGTTAGATTTCAGACACCATCAGGTGAAACTACTTCTATGACATTTGACGGTCTTACTGCAAGAGTGTTTCAACATGAAATGGATCATTTAGATGGTATTGTATTTGTTAATAGAGCAAACAAGTATCATAGAGATAAAGCTATGAAGGGTTACTATGATGGAAAATGGAATAAGTAAAGAACAACTTAAAGAAGGATTTAGGGTTGGAGAATATTTTGTAACCTTTCCTCCTGGTGATTTTGTTCACGAAGATAAAGATGGTAAATTATCTATTGATGTAGACATTTACAAAATAGATAAAGACAGAGCTTATAAAGTTAATGGTCAAATAACAGAAGAGCTAGAGATTGCAATAAGTGCTGAATTAAATCGTATGCTATCAGCTGCAGTTGAGCTCTATCAGGAGAAAGATAAAGATGTCTAAGATTAAAGTTGCAGAATTATTTTACTCACTACAAGGTGAGGGACAATATCTAGGTACACCTTCAGTATTTCTTCGCACGTTTGGTTGTAACTTTATGTGTTCAGGATTTGGTATGCCACGTGGACAGTTATCAGAAGAAAGATTATCCATAGATCCTAAACAATATGAAAACTATGAAGATCTTCCTTTAGTACATACAGGATGTGATTCTTATGCATCGTGGGATGTGAGGTTCAAGCATCTTTCACCTTTAATGACTGTAGAAGCTATTGTAGCAAAGATGAAAGAACTTCTACCTGATGGAAAGTTTGGACCAGATAAGCATTTGATTCTTACAGGTGGTGAGCCACTACTTGGATGGCAACGTTCATATATTGCTTTGTTTGAAGAAATCTTTAAACAGGATATGAACCTTACTCATATAACATTTGAGACAAATGGTACACAAGAACTAAAACCAGAATTGATCGATTGGTTTAAGTCTAATGATTGCTTTCCAGATTTGAATATTACTTTCAGTGTATCTTCTAAGTTACCATCATCTGGTGAGAAGTGGGAAGAAGCTATTCGTCCTGAGATTATTAAACAGTATTATGATAACGGCAGTCTCACATACTTTAAGTGGGTAGTGTCTAATGAAGAAGACTACCAAGACGTTATTAAAGCAATTGATGATTATTCGATGACACTTCGTGCTGCAATGCAACACATTCCAATATATCTTATGCCTGCTGGTGGTACTACAAAGGTATATGATACTAACGAGAAATGGGTTGCAGATCTTGCTATGAAGCACGGTTGGCGTTACACTCCACGTCTACAAGTGCAGTTGTGGAAGAACGCCTGGGGTACGTAATGCCAAGAAGAAGTAGTGAAATTATTGAAGATGTAATTACATCTTTAGAGTCGCTTATAGATTCTTTAGATGATGAATGGTACGCTAATAAAGAAGGTAGATGGCGACAAGCTGATGATATTCGCAATAAAATTCTACCTGCTACGAAAGAAAAATTTAAAAAACATCTAGATGAATATATTGACCGTAGAATAGAAACGTTTCTAGTTAAGAAGGATAATAATAATGATGTGGGACAGTAACTTTGGGCCAAGACCAAGAACATACAAATATGTAAGTACTAAAGAATATCATAATGCATTTCCTTGTGCCTATAGGCAATGGAGAGCAGATAGCCATTGCAATCTTATTCATGGTTATTCCTTCTCTATGAAATTTTATTTTGGTTCCGATACATTAGATATTCGTAACTGGGTAGCTGATTATGGTGGACTCAAGGAACTTAAGAAGGTATTGGAAGATCAATTTGACCATACTTTGTTGGTAGCTCAAGATGATCCAGAAATGGAAACTTTTAAGTTGCTAGAAAAAAAGAATTTAGCTAAACTAACTATTCTACCAAAGCTTGGTTGTGAAGGTCTTTCTGACATGCTTTATAAGTATGTTAATGGTGTGTATATTCCTGATATGTGGGGACCTGGTGAAGCTGAACGCCTTTGGTGCTTTAAGGTAGAAGTTCGTGAAACGATTGCCAATATGGCATATCGTGAGGGTCATAGAGAATGGAATGAGGATTTGTTCGCATGAGTAAGGTGAAAGACATTATTACTGAACCAACAAGAATTGAAACATCTGTAAGCTATCAGCCAGTTTCAATGAAAATTAGAAAGAAGTTAAAAGATGCCAATGTTAGGTTTTTTGCCAATGATAACATTAGCCAATTTATGGACGATGATGATCGTGGGTTACTCATTGACGAGGTAGCAGATAAGTTTGATGGTGTACTACGTTCATTACTTATTGACGTAGATAATGATCCAAACTCTAAGGGAACTGCTAGACGTCTTGCTAAGATGTATGTCAATGAGATTATGTCTGGTAGATATTTTCCAGCACCAGAAGTAACTGCATTCCCTAATGATGGTTCACATGGTACAGATCCTTACAACGGAATGTTAGTTGTGAGAGCAGAACTTAAGTCCATGTGCTCACATCATCATCAGCCAGTATCAGGAACTGCATATATTGGAATCATTCCAACAACAAAAGTTATTGGTCTTTCAAAATATGTACGTCTTGCACAACACTGTGCTCGTCGTGGAACACTACAAGAAGAACTTTGTGGTGATATTGCACAAGCTATTATGGAAGCTACAAATAGTGAAAATGTTGCAGTCCATGTTGCAGCAGAACATGGGTGTTGTACTAATCGTGGGATTATGGCATCATCATCCTTGACACAAACAACTGTATTACATGGCATGTTCTACATCGATGGAATTAAGAATGAATTCTTCCAGAATGTGAAGTTACAAGCATCCCAAAGTAAATATAGCTGCTTGTAATCATTGGGTTTTTTCCAGTTGACATTTTTATTAAATTATCGTATATTAATAAGAATGTCAACCAATGGAGAAAACTGACATGAAACAATCTAGCACAAAAATTAAAGAGTTTGACCAAATCTCTTTCTACCAAGATTATTACAATATGACAGTAGATGATTTTCGTCAGAGGTGTATTGATCTCATTTCCAATGCACGTGCTCCAAATAACTCATTGATTGAACAACTTAAGAGAAGTTCTAGTAAGGACTATATCCTTAAGTCAGTCAATAACTTTATTATGAAGGGTCATGGTTATGGAGTTATCTAAATTCAATTGGTCTGAATTTAAAAGAAAAGTCTATGCAGTAACAATGACAAACAAGGTATATCCAATGCCTGATGATGATCATGTGTTTGTTAAAATAGGAATAACTCATCATTATGATATTATGGATCGTTTCAATCCTAAGATTAATGATGGTTATCAAAAAAATTATGATGATTGGATTATATCACCTAAGTTTTCAATGCCATTTAACAATGTAGTTTCTGCTATGGAGTTTGAACAGCATATTCTCAATAAAGTTATCCCTGCTAAAGAATACAAAGTATGGGTAGAAAATTATCTAAACATACCAGATAGAAACTATTATAAAAACAATACTGGTATAACTGAGATGAGACTATTAACAAAGAAACATGCTGGTTCATTATTTCAACAACTCCATAATACTAGAAAAGAAATATTGAATAGGTGATATATGATTGTCGAACTTGAACCTTCCTTTTCAGTTGCTAATAAAACAAAACAACTTCAAGGTTGGACTTTTCACTATACTATGACTATTACTGGTCAAAGAGGTGAAAAGGCTATTGATATTGTCAACCAAGAGAAGTTTGAATCACTTGGTGGATTGTATGCTGTTTACCATGATGAAGAGTTAGTATATATTGGTGAGTATAGTAACTCGTTTCAATCACGTTGGGTAAATAAACGTTCCAACTCTAACTGTGAAAGAACATTCAGACACTTCAAGGGTGATAAACTGGCCGAGCAAGCTAGAAAAACAAATAAGCATGTCCATGTTTATGTACTACCACTTTCTAGTATTAGAGAAAAATTTCCTGATAACAGATGGGTCAATCAACATGGTGTTGAAGCAGAACTAATTAGACATTATAATCCTCCTATGAACAAACAACATAAAGTGAAAAAGAAAGCAATATAATATGAAGACAATGAAGTCATATTCTCGTATTTTGAATGCACTTGGTACAGGTCCAAAGACAGCAAATGAGTTAAAGATCATTACACGTAGACAAGGTGTACAAGCTCGTATTGCTGAATTCAATCGTTATTTCAATGACATCGAGATTGGTAAAACAGATACAACTCCTTGTAAGTATTACCTAGTTTTTCCAGGAAATGTTAAGCTTCAAACAAAGAAGCTATATCCTAACATGGATCGTAAAGTATATTCATTAAGAACAAAGAGTGGAGTTAACTTCAATGACTGATCAAAAATTTATTTGGGTAAAGTTTGCCAAAGAAGGCATTCACAAATACCCAGCAGCACTAGAAGATCCTAAGCTAAAAACTGGAGATGATTATGATGTAAGTTTCCTTGGCTATCCTCATCGCCATATTTTTCACTTTAAGATTCAAATTGAAGTATTTCATGATGACCGTGATATCGAGTTCATCCAGTTCAAACGTTGGCTAGAATCCCTATATTCTGATGGAATTCTCCAGCTAAATTATCGTTCCTGTGAGATGATTTCAGATGATCTTGCAATTAAGATAAAAGATAAATACCCTAAGAGAGATATCATCATCGATGTGAGTGAGGACGGCGAGAACGGATCTCATTGCATCTATCCAAAAGGGTAAAGCTAAAATGAAGACTTTTCGCGAATTAACAGAAGCCTCCGTTCACCCCATGGCAGTCCATGCCTATCCATCTGGCAAGAATCAGTTTACTGTT